TACTAATATCCTTTTTTAATTTTTCAACGTCAATCTTAAAATCTATTTTAGAAATTTCTTCTTGATATTCTTGAAAAGTATCTACTAATTTATCTGCGATTAGTTGACTATGGGATTCTGATAATTGTTCTTTGATATTGATTTCCCAAATTCTTCCATTTTTAAATTCTAATCTTATAACTTCAAGATAGGCCACAGGCATTGTATTCATATACAAATCTTCAAATACCTCTGGCCATTCTTTTACAAGATGATTGGGAGGTTTAAATAACTTCTTCGGCATCTGCAGTCTTAGTTGTTTTTTTCTTAGGTGGATCTAATTCGTCAGCCTGTTTTCTAAGACGAGCTGCTTCTTTGTACATAGCATCAGCTTGACTGCGATAAGATTTAGCAAGATCTGAGTCTGTTAAAACTTTATTTTCATCTGCCTGAATTCTTTGAACATTTTCTTTTACAGGAGTTTCTTTGTTGACCTTTTTAGAGTCAACTAACCCCGGATCATTCGGGCCTCCTTTAACAAAGGTACAAAGATCATCTACACTGCAATTTTTCTGTTCAGCAATTAACATATTCAATTGTGCTAGACTGATTTCGCTGTTAGGAGTCGGAGTCATAATAACATTGTCTGTAGCGACCCTTTTCAAACGTCCATCTGCTTGTAATGCTCTTAACATAGGACGACCGTCTGGGAAAGGTCTTACAAATAACATTTCACCGAACTCAAAGGCATCTTGAGATTGATCGCCGTCGACTAAATCAATAATTGCATTATGATAAGAATCAGGTAGAGTAGCAGTTTCTACTACCAGTGCCATATTCGATTCTCCAGGTAATGTTCTAAAAACTACAAGACATTTATTTCCTGTATTTTTAATTTTACCAACGTGTTTTGTAGGTTTCATTTTTAATCCTTTTTAGTGACAGAATCTAAAAATGATGATAATTTATTGTAGATTTTGCCTACCGGTTCCATTTCGGCAGCTTTGAAAGCTCCTCGAGATGATGCAACATCGATGATGCTTTTTAAAGCTGCAAGATCATTTAGATTTAGATCTGTGACCTGTTGACCGTTAGCTTGAGGCTGAGCGGTTTCAGGTGCTGGTTGTTGTTCTTTAATTTCTTCGGTCATTGGTTTCTCCTTATATACGGGCATCCGAGCATAAAAAATGTTAATTCTTTGTGATCTTCAAATCCAACAAAGACACTGATATTTAATTTACCGTTGTTATCGATATGAGGCGAACGTGAAATTGAATATCTATTTTTGCATTTTATGTCAATCCAATCTTTGATTTCGTTGATTTGAAAATCAATTTTAGATAATCTCATTTTAGCGAAATGAGGAGGCATAAATTTTAAAAATCTTTGATTCAGCACATCTAGTGGATTCAGATCTAACATTGTGAAATATTTATAGTATGTGATTATTATGAAGCTAATTCTTGGTTGAATCTTTTGGCTAGAGCTTTTGAACTACCCATTTTTCTAACATCTCCTGAAAATAAGTAGAGTTCAAACGCTGCTTTTTCTGATAGAACTTTAATGAATTTTTTTTCTAGATAAAACGGAGATTCGATAAATTGATCCAACCAAATCAAAACCTGAGGTCCTACGATTAGGTCTTTGGGGAAATCTATTTTATAAGTTTTTATTTTTGCTTGATTTTCTATGAAATCGAGACAGCTTTCAGTTATACGTAAACCTCCGGTGCTCTTTTCTCGATTATTCTGCCACCAAATTGATCTAAACTTTTTTATAATTAAATCATCGTGTGGTTCGCCTGCGGCCTTTAAAAATACCTGAGTATAGGTATCCTTTTTATCCATACTATTTTAATTCTTCGCCATCGGTGAGTTTATAAACTGAAAAGTCTGAAGTCTTAAAGATTTTATTTAATTTTTTTGCTAAATTATGAGCATGGCCCGGATTTGAAAAACTTACTTTTTTATATTTCGGACCAGGATAACTTGAAACAAGACTTCCGCTTTTTAGATTAAAAGGTTTGCCCTTGTAGAAAACTGCCCAGATAGCTTCACTCTCTAGAATTTGTTCTACTTTAAAATTTTCTTTATTTGCATACTCAAGTATTACTCGAGGTTTTGGTCTACTCATTTTCTATACGTGTCCTAATAATTAAGCACGTATATATTTATATCTTTTAGAAAGTACCACCATCGAATTTTACGTCTATCTTAGTAGTAGATTCTCTTACTTCGGATAAAATCTGATGAATTTCCTGGATAGTTTTACCCAATTTAGACGTTATTAAAGCTAGTTCATTAGTAAGTTCTCTAGCTTCTTGTATCGTAATCCTAATTTCTTTTTGATTAGATTTTTCAGCGGAATTGACTCGTTGAAGTAATTTTTCTACAGAAGCTAAATTGTTCGGGATATTATTTAGAGACATTTGACAATACCTGTTTCATTTCAATTTCAGTTTTGAACGGGCCCTGATATTCATATCTTTGTAAAGTAATAAGTTTAGGACAGAAACTTTTTACCCACCCTTTGTCAAAACGAATAACATAGTAACCGGCACAGTATAAACTTTTTGAATCTGCACTTTTGGTAAACAATGGAAGTTTTCTTTTTATATCAAACATAGCATTGTGTGGAATAGTACTGCAACTGTAACCATGAATTTCGTTGGGTTGAGCACATCGAGATTCTTGAACGATCTTCGCAACAAAAAAATCTTTGCCAAACTGGTCTGTTAAACTTTTTTTGTTGTCGTAAATTTTGATACCAAGTTGATTGCTCATAACGAATCTGTTATCTTCGTCCTTTCTTAGGGTAGCAATCTTTTCTCCATCTTTTTCTACAATCCAGAATTTATTATCGATGATAGGTTTAGCGTGTAAGTCTGTCATAGTGTATACCTCGCATTTAATGGTTCTGCATATGATTGTGCTTGCTCTGAAATTTTCTTTAGATCGTACAGTCCACAAAATTTTATCAGTTTAACACCGACCTGACTGATATTTTTGTTTGCGTCTGTGGCTGTTGAAATTGTTGTAGAAATAATTTCTTTGATGTGATCTGGTTGATAAGACAAATCAATCAGTCGACGATTGCGTTCGTAGTCTTCAAGTACTCGGTGTTCCTTACCCTCGTGGTCAGTCCAGCGTTGTAACATAAGATTATTCCACGCGAAACCTTTCGACTTCCTATCCTCGAACGCTTCAGTAAGACCCACTTTCTTTGATGTGCCTTTTGTACGGACACCAGGGTATGCTGAAAAGACATTGTCTGAGGTATCACCTCGCATACACTTTTCGAACAGTAGCCATTCGGGATTCGGCGCAGGCTTAGCGGCCTTGGTCTTTTTATCAATAACTGGTTTGCCTTTGTCATCAAAAATTCCTTCGTGTGTAATAACGTGTTCCATCACACCGTTATATTGTGTAACATTAGGTGCGATTAACTGTACGAAATCTGTATCAGTCGAAATAATCACGTGATTATCGTTAGGATGACTCTGTATCCAACCTGCAATGAGATCATCTGCTTCTAGTTGTTCGTGTCGTAGAACAGTACAGTTTGTCTTATCGGTAACAAATTCTTTGAATGTGTCAAATGCTTCCCAAAATACACGGTCTTCTTCTTGTTCGCGTTCATTCAAAGCGGCTCGGGCATCCGATCGATTACGCTTATACGGTGCATAGTAATCTTTACGCCACGAACGACCTTCTAAACAGAAGATAACGTGGGAGCCGTTAAACTGCTGCCACGCCTTACGAATTGAATTTAGGGTTATATGGAATGCCATACCGAGCTTAATATCGGCATCGCCATTGATCACGTGTCTAGCACGAAAAAACGTATTAGCAGTGTCTACCAAAATATAGGTCATTTGTTGTTTCGTTTCACACTCTGTATGTCTATAACACCTGTATTTACAGGACCACCGTAATCGCCATCGACGACTACATTTGCGCAAAGTTCACGGAACCAACGATCAACGATCTCTTCATCTTTATCACCGTCTGCACCATAACCATCTTGCTTTAATTGTAGCACAAAATACTCATTCCAGTCAAGTTCGAAAAATCCGTTGCGCACATTGTCCTTGTTTATGTGGGTATTTATAACTCCAATCCAGGCTTCTTTCTTTCGAGTAGCCCGTTCTTTGGGAGACAATTTAGCCATTTCTTGTTCTAGAGCAATTTCTTTTAGATTTTTTTCTGCTTCGTCTTTTAATTTTTGAGCTTCTTCTAAAGCAGATCTTGCTTCGGCGATATTGGCCTCGATTTTATCTAGTCCAAATAATTTTTTAATAATTTTCATTAAGTTCCCCACTCATTTTTAAATAACGGAACTTGTAGTCTATCACTGTAGCGTAAACCGTTCTTCATAGCTAATTCTGCTACACGACGGTTATTCAATGTGTAGACACTTTCCACTCCGCCTACGGGCATCAAATAACAAGGACCAGTGAATCCTTCTGCACGATAAATGTCTAGTGTTTCTAATGCTTCTTCTGCATCATCCTCTGTAGCAATTACAAACTTAAGATAAGTGTAACCTACTTCTTGATATTCACATAATACAGCTGGCTTGATAGAATCACTTCTGGATTCTCCAGAGCAACTCAATTTTGCACTCACACTAAAAGTTAATCTGCTGTAACCTCTTCGTTCGATGCCCCAGTCTAGCAAATATTTTTTAAATTCTGGTGTAAGATGTTGAGTACCATTAGTTTCAAATGTGATCTCTTTCAATCCTTTCATTTTTGGATGATCGAGAAGTTCTGGATAAATGTTCTGCCATTTTAGCAAAGGCTCTCCGCCAGTAATAACCAGATGTTCATCTTCCCAGCGATTGAAAGGAAGAATTTTCATAATATTTTCTGCTATTTCATCTGGACTATAGAAAGGACTTAGATGTTTAAATGCAGGATGCCAACTAGCATAGCTGTCACAGCCTGTACTTACTAACGGAAGTTCTTCGTAACTTTTGTAAAGATGTATGTTGGCTGCGATAGGATCAACTTCGTTGGTCGATTCTCCAAGCGGCATACCGAATCCCGAACATTTAAAGTTACAACCGAATGTTCTCATAAAAACAGAAGGAACACCCATAAAGCGTCCTTCTCCTTGTATACTGTAAAACAGCTCTGCTAATTTAATTTTTTCCATAGTTTATTATACACTCTTTTTTAGTAATTGCCAAGAGCCGTCTTTGAGATCGATCCATTCTATTGTATCTCCTTCTTTCCATCCTGCTTCCTCTAATAAATCAGGAGGAAAAGTTAATATGCAATCTCCAGTGTCGGGATCTTCTTCAACTGTTAGTGTCCAATTTTTCAACATATACTCCTGATTTGATTAAAAAATTAATTCCGGAATCGTCTCTATAAGATTCTTTATAGAATACAGTTTTTATTCCTGATTGATATATTAGCTTTGCACAATCTAAACAAGGGCTGTGTGTAACAAATAAATCCGAATTTAAACCAGATTCGTTGCTTCTTGCTAATTTAGCAATAGCGTTTGATTCGGCGTGTAATACTTCTGGTTTAGTTTTCAACCCGTATCGATATTCTTCTTCTGCTTCTTCGTTATATTCTGTATAAGGATACATAGCATCAAACTCTTCGGGACTTACCCAACCGCCTGCTCCAGTATCCCATACTTTATCTTCGCAGTTATTATCCCATCCAGCCGGCATTCCGTTATAGCCAATACTAATGATTCTGTCATCCTTTACTACAATAGCACCAACGTGTAATCTACGAGCTGTACTGAGTTCTGAGAAGATTTCTGCTGTTTTCATAAATGCGTTTTTCATTTTCTGTTTCATTATTGTGTTGTTTCCTACATTCTTCTTTCACAGCAGGCGGAATATCCGGATGCCATTCGGCCATACCGCAGTCGTATATTTTGTATTCTGGAACAGTTATACTAGAAAGTAACCATATCCAAAGAATCGGTGCGATGATAAAACCGATGGCATATTTTTTCATTTAATACTACTGCAATCAAGAATTAAAATATTTTTCTAAAACTTCTAATTTGTCCATATATTCAGCAATATGAGAGATTTCTTTTTCGATAGCATCCATTAGATCTGTGTGATCCTGAATAGCCATAGGATTACCTAACATAATATCTACGTTCATTTTATGCTTTAGAATATGTGCTTCGAAGTGTTGCTTTAGAACACCTATCATTTCTTTTCTCATTTCCATTTCCTATAATTGCCCCGTTCTGGTATAACGTGTCTTACACCGCCTGTGGGGTCTTCCATATCTCCATTACGTCTCGGAATGAGATGTACATGGGGCCAACCTACGGTTTGTCCTGCTGACTTTCCGTAATTAAAACCTATATTAAATCCGTCGCACTTTCCATCGTTTACCATGCGTATACCGTCACGAACAGCATCCTCGAAAGCATCCATTAATACAGACACTGTATTGTATTTAGGTACAAATAACAAATGTCCTTCTGTGACTGGATACTTATCTGAAAATACTTTGACATGATAGTCTTCTTCAACAAGACTATCCCAAGGAGCCTGACTATCCTCAATAAATTCAGGCTGATCTTTCATAACTGTTTCGTTCATTTAGTCCACCATTCTTCCCAAGGAAAATCTACCCATACATCGTTTTCCGATTTGTTAATTTCTTTTCCTACAAAATCCATTTTTACATTACATTTGCTAGACAGGTTATCAACTAAGACTGCAAATTTAACGTTGTTGTTCCAAACCTCGTCCCACGAATCGTCACCGGGAAAACAACCGGATCTCCAATCTTCCATAATCCAATTAAATGTAGCACCACTGTCATTTATATCGTCAACTAACAGAATCTCTTTGTGTGTTCCGGATTCTAATAGATCGCTAGCCGTTGATAAGATTCCTGCAACATCATTCTCATCTTCTACAAATCTTTCCAGACTATTAGGTCCTAGAGCATCACTGGCCATCCACAGATTGCTCTCACCGCCCTCACCGTCTCTGAGACTTACATTCAATGTATACATAGGAACATTAAGGTAGTGACTGATCATGACAGCAGGGATTAATCCGCCGCGAGTTAATCCTACAATGTAGTCCGGTCGCCAGCCACTAATTATGATATCTCTACATAATTTAGAAACTAAACCATTAAGTTCTTGCTGTTTGATTATGAGCTTGTTCATATCTTTCCTTGAGGTATTGTTCGTGTTGAACCCATTTGTTATTAACTAAAAATCCCCAATCACGCTTATGAGGACCGGGCATAAACAGGGTCCACGCAGTCACACCAGGCTTAAGCTCAATACGATGATATGAAGTAGCCCTGCAAATGCGAGCATGACCAGGCCCACGCCAATGCCGTGTTTCACCGACAA